TTTTGACATAACATTGGATATTCTCTGTTCCAATCAATAAATGCCCAACCACCCTCAACTATATAAAATGACCAATTGTTTTGTAGTCTGTGTTTTAAATCAGATAGATTCCACTCTTCCCAATCTTTACCAAATGAGTCCTTGAATTGATTTAACTCTCTCAAAATGTCTACTTGAACTTCGTTCCATTTCATTTGTTCCCAATTATTAAACTCTTGATACTTTGGAACTTCTCGTTGTTCGTAATTATTTAAATCTATCTTGTAATACATTTTCTATATTTTTCCTCAGTATCATCTTCTTTGATTATCCACTCAGGTAAGTGATAAATATCGTGTTCCTCTATATATCCATTTTGCTTATCGTTTGGAACTTTGCCGTCTATCTCGTAAAACTTTATTTCATCTGTGAAAAAGTCCTCGGACCAAAATGTAGTTCGTTTCCACAAATGATTAAAGAAAGTCAATATCGTTCCCACTTTACAAAATCTTAATATGTGTATTGGAAACAACATAAATAATTTATCTTGAACATAAGCATCAAAAAATATGGCGTCAAACTTTTTATCAAGTTCTACGGTTTTCCAATCGCCTGAAACTATTTTTGTATTTGGTTTGTCTTTCGCCCACTCAACTGCTTTTTTATAAACTTCATCATTTAGTTCAATAATCGTGTGTGATTTTATATCTTGTTGTTGAATATAATTCGCACTGATACCCATACCAAATCCAACTTCTAAAATGTGTCCACCATTACGACAAGTTATCTCTGCGTGGGCTTTCATAATTGGGTCTTCCCAATCTCCCATTACATAAAGGTCGTCATTGTCATCAAATAATATTCTATTATCGTAATGATTTAACTTCTTTTCTTTCCATTGTTTATCGTTTGGATTCATATCTTTCTTTTATTACTTCTTTTATTTTGTCTGCATATTGTTTGTGTGCTTTTGGGCCTGGATGAACCCCGTCCTCAGTTGTATCCACCAAGTCAAAATTAACATCAAAATATTCTGCTGGTAAATCTCCGTCCCAAGTTCCCCAAATGATTTTATCACGACCTACAAAAGTATTCAATATATTATAGTGATGTAAAAAATTAAAATATTGATTGTATTCATTGATATCAGTTTTTTCCTTTACTTCCCAAGCTTTATAAACCACCCCATCATCATCAAACCAAGTTCTTCTGAAAAAATGTGGAACCGTAATGATAAATATTTGTCGTCTTGATTCTGGTATGTAAACTTCTGATAAAGTCTTGACTGCAAAATCTAAACCTGTTCCACCTGCTCCATAGTTATGAACTGCTGTGTTTTCATCACCTAACAAATGTGGAAATGATTGTTCTTGTTCTAAACCCCAACCATAAGTCCAACTACAACCAAAGGTATAGATTTGTTTTCTGGCATTTTTATCATTGTAGATTGGGTCGTGTTGTCTTCCACCCTCTAATTTACCATTATTGTTTTCATAGATATTGAGTGCTTCTAAATGGGATTTTACATACTCTCCTTTATCATTCACATAAATAAAATTACCTTCATCATCTTTGTGTTGATAAAGTTTCATCCCGTGTTCACCTTTAGGATATCCGTCTCTTTCTTTTGTAGTTACTCTATGATTATCAAAGTAGAATTTATCTACATTGTATTTAACTTTTTTGTTCACTATACCAACCACTCTCTCTCATAATATCTTTGATTTTTTCTGCGTATGCTGCGTGAGATTCCACACCTGGATGTCTCCCTGCTAAATCATATAAATCAAAAAATATATCAATCATATGTTTTGGAATTTCGTCGTCCCAAGTTCCCCATATAATTTTATCTCTACCGATTAAACGATTTAGAATTTCGTAATGATGATAGAAATATAAGTAGTGATTGTATTCATTTTCCTCTGCGGCTCTTGGTTTATCCCAACATCTACGAGCCACTCCGTTGTCTTCGAAATGCATTCTTCTAAAACTATGTGGAATCGTTATAACATAAATGAAGTTTTGATTTTCTTTGTGATTAAACTCTTGATAAACTTCTGTTATTTTTTTCACACAATAATCTAAACCTGTTTTTCCTGCTCCGTAATTCCATACTGAAGTATTTTCATCTCCTAATAAGTGAACAAAAGTTTCCTCTTGTTCAACATCCCAACCATAAGTCCAACTATCTCCAAAACAATGTATTTGTAATGGAGCGTTTCTGTCATTATATTTTGGGTCCTCGATTCTACTTCCGTGTAGATAATATGCTTTATCTAAATCAAGTCTTACGGGTTTAGTATCTTTACCTGCTCGGTTATATCGTAAATCGATTTCAGGTATGGTTCCGTCTGCGTTAGCATTTACAACCCTTTTATTGTCATTGTAATACATTTCAACATAGTTAATAGTTTGGTCAGAATATAATGTATCTGCGTTTATGATACCACTTTGTTTACTTGAAGGTGGTTTCCAATCTATTACTTTTCTTACTTTATCGACTATTCCCACTATTGTTCTCCTATTTGGTCTATCATATTTTTTGGAATTTTTCCACAATTGCCACAACTAAATACTTGCATTGGAATTAGTGCTTCTTTTCCTGTCGGTGACATCAAGGCAGATATTTTCTTTAAGAAAAATGCCTGTATGAAAGATGCGTTTCCACAATCATCACAAGTGATAGTATCAGCTTTTGATATATCTATTTGAACTTGTTTTTGTGGCATTCCTTCTGGATGACTACTCATTTTATACTCCCTATAATCTCTACAAACATAGCCATAATATTGATTTCTTTATCCACCACGACTGCGTCTGATTGTTGGTATTTACTTAGAATCAATATACACTCAGCGATATGTCCTGCTCCCCAATCATCAACCGTATCAAACAACAATCTGAATAAGTCAGAAAAGTCTGATACTTTTGAATCTGCTAACAATTGTCTAATGTTTTTAAATGAGTTTTTCTTGTCTTGTGTTTTTAATATTTCTAACACTTCTAATTTATAATCATTTTGAACAATAGTATTTTCATCAATTGTTAATTGAGAGTTTACAACTTGTCTTTGAGCACCATTGATTACTCGTCTAATATCTGGATAACCACCATTTACAATGGTAGCTATATCTTTAACATCATACTGAATAGTTTCATTATTCAATATATTTGCCAGATGTTGTGCAACTTGTTTTCTATCAGGTGGAACTATCTGAAATGATTGACAACGACTTTGTATCGGGTCAATTATTCTTTCCACATAATTACAAGTCAATATAAAACGACAATTTTTAGAGAAAGTTTCCATAAGATTACGAAGTGCTGCTTGTGCATTTGGTGTAATGTAATCACACTCGTCCAAGATAATAACTTTCATATCTTTGAAACCTAATGTTGATGCGAAGTTCTTGACTTTCTCACGAACTACATCTACACTATTCTCGTCTGATGCGTTTATATATAAATAGTCACAATCAATATTATTAACCAATAGTTTTGCAAGAGTGGTTTTACCTGTTCCTGCTCTACCGAATAATAATAGGTGTGGTATATCACCTGATTCAAGATATACCGACACCTTAGATTTTAAGTGGTCATTACCAATATAATTGTCTAACTTGTTTGGACGGTATTTCTCCACCCATAAACTATGTTTTAGACTTTCCATTAGTTAACTGCTTGTGTTGATACCAAGAAATATTCTGAATCATAATTATCGATTGAGAACTTAATTCTTGATAACCCTTGTGAACTAACTTCTAATGTTGCACTTTCACAATCTTTGTTTGCACTTAAGATTGATGCGAACATATTTGCATTGAAACTAATTGGTTCCATTAACTTGAACTTTGTAGTTTCAACTGGAATAGTAACACGATTAGATGCGATACTTGCATATCCAATCACAATCTGTGTTTCATCATTTTCCGTTAATATCGTAAAGGTTTCTGCTTCTGATAAAGCTCCTTTACCACTAATAAATGTATTGATGAAATGTGCGTCTACCTTGATACCTAACTCAAATGAATCTGGCAGATTCTTAAGTTCTGGTGGTGTTGGTATAACTGACAAATCACTCAACATATATTTAGATTTTGTTTTTCTTTTAGTATCTTCTAATTCCATAGAAATAAACTTATCACCTGCTCGTGATAAACTTACATCAACATCATCACCCAATACTGATAGTAAAGAACTTAATTGTCCTGTGTTGTAAACTCCAAGTTCACAAGGTTCCAAGTGTTTAAATTTACTTAAAACTACTTTACCCACGACTGACTTATCACCTGAGATAAATCTTGTTGCTAAACTATCACCATTAGATACCCATTTGGTAGATTTTATTTCTCCACCTAATGTATATTTGTTGATGAAATTAGTTAATTGAGATTTGTTCATTATAACTCCTATTTGGTTTACTTATAAATATCATTTATTAATCCGAAAATCAAAAAAACTTTTCCATTGATTTAATTTTCTTTTGTTCTACCTCGATAGTTTCTATCGGTGGTATGAATTCTTCTTTGTTCTTTGGATATGTTTTACAATCGTGTTTCAATTGTTTTCTCA